TCAATGAGCATCTTCACCTGTGGATTAAGATACTCGTCGATGTTCTGCTTGCCCCACGACTTCAACAGATCTTCCCGCAGCTTCATCGGATTGGTCAGCGGGTCGGCTCCCAACAGGTTCAGCAGGTCTTCCGCCTCCTTGCGTTCGATCATCTTGTTGGCGGATTCCGTGGAGCCCGTGATGACGAACCGGTAATTGCGTTTCATCAACTGCCGGGGAACCGGAACCGGGCGGCCCTGATAGATGAACGTCTTGTCAAAAGGCATCCATTGGTAATATAGGTCGTAAAGGGCGCGGAGAATGGCGACAAACTCCTCCTGCACGGTCTGCGCCCGGTAATTGTGGACGATGTTTCCTTCCTGGATCACCGTCATGACTTCCGTTGCCGTGCGCTTCCCGCCCTGGTCGTTCTGCCTGCCGATCTGCCAATCCCCGATGGAGCCGATACGTTCCCACATCGACATGAAGGTATTGAGAAACACCATGTATTGCGCCGGATTCTGCTTGAATTGCGGGATCTGGATGCCCTGCGCGTTCTCCACCGGGACGCCGACACCGGGCTTCAACTGGATTTCGCCGCTCACCCCGCTCTTGCTGTCGTAGAAGAACCATGGAATCATCGTCAACCACGCGACGTTGATAATCTGATTGAACAGGTCCGAGGAGCCCTTCTGGATGCTCTGCATCTTCTCGTATATCGAAGAACCGCAGGTCCGGCCCGGTTCCCCGAACAGCCTGATCCGCTTGATGATCGACTCTCCCGAAAACAGGATCTCCCGTTGCAGCTTCAACCGGATCACCGTCCGACTGTCCCGGGTGATCGTGACAAGAAGCCGCTCTTCCCGGAAATCATCCTGATCCCTCCATTCCTTCGTCTGGTCCTGATAAATCGGGTAGGTGACGTAAAACTCAAGGCACTCGATGCTTTCCTTGCCCGTGACGACACGCTCCACGCCCTCCTGCGAAGGGGCCTTTTCCGTCGTGTCCAGTTTCCCGGTTTCCGTGAACAGCCACTTCCCGATGTTCTGCGTGATGAACCCGGCGTCCTGCGTCTTCTGCATCAATTCCCCGTACTCGTAACAGACGCGCCGAACCTTGTCGCAGCGGTCCCACTCCTCGATGGTGCCCACGTCGTCCGGCCAGAACATGTCGGTGAATGGAATCATCTCCACCTTGCCGCCCTCGTGCGCAGTGATCTCCTGGTCCTTAAACTGCGGCTTGCCGTCCGGGCCGATAGCAACCTGCCCCTGGTTGAAAACGTAATCCCGAACCGTCTTCTTCTCGATGTCGTACCGGGGCAGCACAAAGACCGTGCCCTCAAGCAGCAGATTGTGGACCTGATCCATTACCTTCCTGTCCAGACCCACGACCCGCTTCAATTCCCGGTTGTAAAACTCCTCCAAAATCTCCGTCGCCTCGTCCTGCTTCTCCATCCCGTCCATCTCAAACTGCACAATGGGGTCTTTGCCCACCAATGCGGCGACAAAACGAGGCTCGATGTTGTCCACGGTAATGGCCGTCAACGGCAATTCGATGTTCGATGCGTTCTCGAACGGCCAGTCCTTGTCCTCCCGCTCCTGCTCGTAAACAAGGCGGGCCTCCTTGATCTTCCCCAACTTCTTCTTGCGGTAATCGGACTTGGAAAAGGCTTCGTAAAGCCCCATGCAGTAGTCAACGAGCTTCCGAAACACCTCGGGCGTCTCGGGAACCGATTCCGGCCTCTGCTCCTGCGGCATTACGACAAGTCCCTGGTCATCCTGCATGATACCGCTCCAGATACTCGGGAAAATCCATCGCCTCTTTCGCCTTCACCCGGTCGATGCGTACCGCGTCAAACTGGGCGGGCAACTTGTCCACTACCGTCCACTTCCCGCCGGAAAGCAGCCGGTAAACGACCTTTGCCGTGTACTCGTCCCAAGCGTCCCGAAGTTCATCAAGGCTGAATTTCTTCACCGATCCCACCTGATCTGATCGTAATTATCCCGGTACTCGTTCGTTACCGGAATCACCTTCACGCCCGCCGACTTCGGAACCACTATCCGCTTCCTCTTGCGCTTCCATCGCGGTTCCCGGCCCACCTGAATGTCGCCCTTGATCGTGCTCATCCTCGCCCCATGCGTCCGTGTAACCAGATTGGTCGCTCATCAAACGGCCTCAGTAGTAGAGCGTCATCACCAGAACGGTCCCGTTGGAGCCCACCGCGTTGATGAACCGCAACTTCTCCGGCCCGCTGGCAATCTCCCGGGAATCGCCGTCTCCCATGATGAAGCCCGGATTCGCCCCGCCCGTCTCCGTCACCGTGGCACCGTCCTCAACCCACCGCAGGTCCGCCGTCTCCACCACCATCAGCGCACCCCGGCACTTGAAGCCGGGGCAGTCCAGCACCGTCGTATTGGCGGCTATCGTCAAATCATCCGTCGCCCCGTTCGTGTGGTCCAGATTCTCGGCCTGGAACGTCCCGCTCTGGTTGTCAACAAACAGGATGCCCGCCGCGTCTCCCCCGGCAAACGTCCCGCTCGTGATCGCAACACCCAACACCCGGGCTGTTGCCGCAGAGGTCAGGCCCACGATGTTCTCGCCCGGCGTCGGCGTGTTCGTCCCGCCTCCCGTGAACCGGACGTACCGCACCGGACCTTGGCCCGGACCCGGCAACGTCAACAAGGCCGCCGGTATCTGCGTCGATGCCGTAATGCCCGTGAACCGCACCGTGAACAAAGGCTGACCGATCAATGCCCTGACTTCCATCCCGCTCCCTCACTTTCCCCTTGACTTCTTCCCCCGCCCAGTGCATTGAAAAAACACAAGGAGGAAATCACCATGAAACTGTTAGCTGCCGTCCTGTGTATCGTCATCGTCGCCGGGTGCAGCACCCTACAGCCCATGCCGTCACCCGAGTTCTGCCGCCTGGAACGCCTGACCGCCAATCCGCAACCCTGTATCCCCCATGTCTGCTACGGCTACGAATGGTGCATAGGAGAGGTCGCTTGGCTCTTCATCTGATCGTCACTTCCTGGTAATGACCGTCCCACTCCCGGGACTTCCCGCGCTGTGACCAGTTCGAGAAACCGGCCTTCCGTTTCGACGGCCCGCCTTCTTTCCGCGTCTCCATCGAACAGTAAATTACCGCATCCCCACGGTCCGGGCTCCTGCCGATCCGTGACTTGATGTCCTCCTTGGCCTCCACCAGAACCCCGCCGCCCGTCATCTTCCACCGTACCGCGCACAGGTCAGCCTTCAACTCCGAATCCGGGGGCAATGCGATGTTGGAGCCCGTCCGGGGGTCCAGGGCCTCACGAAACCGCCAATGCAACAGAGCCCGGTAGTTGCGAAACTTCATCTTGTTTGTGGCCCTGTCCCGCTGGTTGCGGCATGTTTCCGTATCGTTCCCGAACACCGCCACCGTCTGTATCCCGTTGCTCTGCAAATGACCGACAGCCTCACCGCCGACACCGATGCCGTCCACGTGGACGACTGCACGGTCCCTAATCTCCGAGACCACCAGCCCCGCAGCCGTCGCCCCGTCCGGTGTCTGGCTGCCCGGGAACGACCGCAACGGCGCGTACCAATGGCCATAGCGAGTCGCTATGACTGTCTTGTCGCTCCCGCCCCTGGCAACATCGACGCCCGCCGAATCCATCTCACCCCTGCCGTCGTCCTCGCGCCACCGCTCCATAGCTGCGTCAATCCATGCCGTGGGGAACAACTGCCATGCGTCATCCTCCATCCCGGCCCGGAAATCGCCTAGCAGCATCTGCGATCTCAACGGCTCCGGAAGGGCCTGTAACGTCGCCTCGTAGCCCGTAGAGGTAAGGAACGGGTTGTCACTCACCCGGGAGGGGATAAACGTCCTGGAGAGCGGCCTAACCATCTTGCCGCCGACTAGAACGGGCGTCCCGTCCTCCATCTCAACATCATTGCCGTCAATGGTCGTGTACCATCGCAACTCGCCCGGCCTCGCCGGTCTCGGGTGCTTGGGGTCCAGCCACGGCCCCCAATACTGCACAACCCATTGGCCGTCCGTGTTGGTCGGGGGGTTACCGGCACAGACGATCCGGCACCGTTGCCCGCCCCGTGTGGTCCGCAGCCAGCCGCAGAGGAACCGGAACTGCAATTCGAGGAAATGTGGGATCTCGTCAAACCCTATCATGTCGTGCGGACGGCCCTGGTATTTGACCTCGTTGCCAAGATCCTTGCAGGAACCGAACTCGATGCGCCTATCGGGGAGCCTTAGCGTGTCCTCCTGGCCGTTCCATCCCTTTCGGGACCGTAGAATCTCGTCCAGAAGCCGCGTCTGTAGCCCTACGAGCTGTGTTGCCTCTCGCCGGTAGATGATCGAATTGGCGTGCTTGGTCAGGGCCAGCCCGAGCAGCAGGTCAGATTTGCCGCCTCCAGCCGACCCGCCGTAGTAGAGGATATCGGCCGGACAGTTGAACGCCTCCTCCTGTGGACCCGGCAGCGGCACCCATACCGGCAACTCAGCGGCCAATATCGCGTCAACCTCAGCCCCCTCCTCGTCGGTGAGGTAGGCCAGGAACCGGGATAATCGCTCTACTGTCTGTGCTGTTGCCGCCAAATCGTGTCACCGAAACCTGTGGATAACCGAGTTATCAACCTCTTTTTGGACCGATATTGTGTAACCCCCCGATTTTCTTAAACACAGCGGTTTACATAATGCAGGTTATCAGCCAATCCGCCTATTTTCAGCCCCCGCCGGTAGCACGCCGCGCCCTCTCCTCCGCCGTCTCCAACAGGTAGAGCAACCTAGCCGCCCGCTCCGTGTCCTCTAACGATCCACCGACCGTAACGTCGCTTGTTGATTGGACTTTCTCTGTCAGGTGGCCTTTTAGCTTGGCCGCGAACTGGACCATATCAGCCTGGACGCCTAGCGCATCAACCTCCCGTTCATCCGTTACGCGTCCATCCTTTTGAAAATACTTAGTTTCTTTGGCTTCTGATAATTCTTTTACCCGATCGGCAATATAGTCGTCTGTGAGTCCGGCTTTTTCGAGAATAGACGTGAAAGTGGCTTGAATTACAGGGTTTGAAAGGATCGCGCCTTTGTGGTGTGTTGCGTAACTCTCCGAATATCCGGCGTCTTTAAGGGCTTGGGTTTCTGGTTTTCCGGCGAGAATGGATTTAGCTATCTTCCTGGCCCGCCCTTCTAGCGCGGATTTTGTTTTTCCTACCTGTTTTTGTTTCGGTTTATCGTCTGCCATTGTCTCGGCTCGTATTCAGTGGGCCTTGTCGGCCCACGCCCTGGCCGTTGTGTTACCGGGCGTCAGGGTGTTGTGTGGTTATGTCCCTGGTCCTGTTGCTCATGGTCTCGGTTGATCGGTCTGTGTTTTGGTATCCGTCATCGGTGTGTGACAGTCGCTTCGCCTACCGGCTGCGCTCCGAGGTTCTACGGTCTTTAATTCGCGCGTCTCTTTTATCTCTCTATGTAACAAGATTGCGACATCGGGTGTCCCGGAATGTGGCATTAGTTGTTGGAATCCTTGGCGAAAATAAATCTGAATCACGGACATGAAAATAATTTGAAAATAATTCTTGACAAACCCAAACGATTGGGATA